AAAGGAGTGCATAACCACCAGACTGAACTTGCCCTTCTGATCGCCGCTGGCCTTCTGGATGGCAGTATTCAGCGACGTGGCGTCCATCAGTCCGAGTTCGCTTTCCTTGTTGGTGATCGCCCGGATATCATGGGTATGCCCGTCAACGAACTTGAGGTTAGCCGCGCCGGTCATGCTGAAAACGCCCTTGAGGATAGATACAATCGTATCCTGATCAATCTCGTTCCAGTAGTCATTGACCTGCTCGGCAATGTTCTCCATGAAGTTCTCGCCGGTCATGTCATAGGAGAAATCATACTCTCCCCACGCGGCGGCACGGCCCACAACAACACGGGAATGCAGATACGTTTCCGTACTGCCAGCGGTAATGTTGGTAGCACCGTCATAGTTCAGCGCCGTAGTGCCGGAAATCAGGCCCTTGAGGGGGGTAGACAGATAGTTGCCGCCCACCTGATCCCGCATGGACTGCGCCAGTTCGGGACGAGGACGGATAGCACGGGACTTCAGCAGTTCCGTGAGCCGGGGATTGGGAATACGCTCCACATACTTCTGGAACACTTCAGCATTGAAATGCTTCGCGTCAAAAATACCATCCATTTTTCAAACTTCCTTTCTTTATCTGGTTTGGTAGTATCCGAAATTAGCTGTCAAAGCTAATTTCCATATCGGGGTTTTCGTTCTTCATCTGCATGAGTTCAGCCAAAGAACGGCGTGCGCCGGAGGGCTTGTCATGTTTTCCGGGAAGCGTGATGGAGGGAGGGGTGGTCTTGCCGGAATCAGCGGGCGGGGTTTCCTGTACGAACGCGCCGGGGTCATCTGCCTTATACTTGGTCACGAAATCCTCGTAGCCCAGCAGAGTGTCTCCGTCCATCTTGAAATCCTTGCTGATTGCTTCCTGCACAAACGCTTTTTTCGCCGCCGTGCTGGAGAATTTCAGCCCGTTTGCCTTTTCACGAACCGCAAACTCATAGCGCTGTTTCGCCATGTCTGCTTCGTACTTGGTCTTGTCCTGTGCGTACTTGGTCTGCAAGTCGGACAAAGACTGCTGGACACCGGGGAGCTTGCTCGCATCGGCCTGTGCCGCTTCAAGGCTCGTCCGCAGTGTAGCCATGTCCGCGTCCCTCTGCGTGATCTGTTCGTTCAGCTGGGTAACCTGTTGAGCCAGCCCGTTCACCTTGTCATCAAACTTTGCCTGACTGACGTATCCGCCATCGGCAAGGTTGACGAGGTTCATCTTGGCCGCTTTGACAGCTTCCGCAAACTGCTCAAACGTCAATTGACCGTCACCAAACAACTTTTTCAGAAAATCCATGTTCTGCCTCCGTTTCTGCTTCATGAAACTGCTTTAATTTGTATATCCGTTGCCGCTCAACGGTTGTGAAGCCCATGCAGTTATATCCCGGCATGGTAGGGTAGTGATATATCAAGCGATTTCCCGCGTGATACCGAAAAAAAAGGCGCATAGGTTCGCCGCGCCTCGGATTGTGAGGTGGCTACTTGCTATGCGCGGATTAACTGGATCCCGTTTACGCGGGAACCGGAATACAACGGTTTTCAAATTTCTTGTAAGCATCGAAATACATCTCGCGCTTGTCACCGTTGTACGTCACTTCATAATACATCCCGTCAAACAGGGTTGTACTTGCAAGTGCTTTGCTGTTCTGGAGGGTCTTGCACATCCAAACAATGTAAACATCGTCCAGGGTGATCTGCTTCCCGTCCGCCTTGTCAAGATGGGAGTTGGCATAGTCTGCCACGGTTTCTTTTACAAGCCGGTAGAAATCCTGTTCATTCATCGTTGCCAGCCTCCTCAACGGAAATATGGAAGTGAATCCCTTCCAGTTCTGCCCGCTTTTCAAGGGCAAACAGGTATGCGCCCATAGCCTCCGCCTGTTCTTTCAGCAGGAACAGAGGGCATGTGGGTTTGAAATCCAGTGTACCGGCTTCATACCGTACAATCATACGGTGAAGCTTGTTGTACCGGATTTTGGTCTGCATGTACTCGGCAACAAACCGATCCTTATAGTCATTACTGACCATGAGGGGCATCGTGTCATTCAGACCGGATACGTTTGTGCGCTTTGCCATTGTCTTTTCCTCCTTGTTTTAAGGCCCTTTCTGGGTCAATTTGACGGGCTTGAAGCCCTCTACGGTCATTCTGTTCCTGTGCGGTGTCAAGCCGCTTACAGACGCAATCTGACCGTATTTAGCCGCTAATGCGTTGATATGCGTTTGGCATTGTCTCCGCAACGCGTCATCACCGGCGATCTGAGCCGCAACCGCTGTATCCTTCCATCGCCGGGTTTCTGTTTCAAGCTTTCGCATCATCTGCTGGGCCTGATAGGTTGTGACGTGCTTTCCGTCAATCTCGCATCCATCATTATTCTTTTGCGCCCAGTCTGCTAACTGTTCGTTGCTGTACAAGCGCTTTGAATACTGGGTGGAGAAGGGGGACGCAAAGTGCATACAGTTCCATTCACCGATTGGCCGTTTAAACCCGGCGTAACTGTTACCGTCCACGTCCACGAATGAAACACCGGCTTGCATCTTGTCGAATTCAGCGCGTAAAAATACCCGGCCCTGTACCGGTTCATGATCCGGGGCCGAGTGCATATGCGCGGAAAGTTCAATTGCGTCATATCCGAGGGATTCTCCTACGGCATCGGCGCATTTCTGGGATATCTGCCGGGTTGCGTCAATGACGTTCTGCCGTACCGCCGTATCAAGCCGCCTGTGATAACCGCTTGCATACTGGACTTGTAAACCATTATACCCGATCTGCCGAATAGCGTCCCTTGTCGCCGCCGTGTAGCTCGTAAGACCACTGCTGACAGCAAGTACCGCTGTATCAACTGCTGCCCTATAGGGCGCTGAAATGGCGGTTGTGTTAGACAGGTTGTCAAGGGCAAGCATGGTCTGGGCCGCAATGCCCTGTGTGAGGTTGACCATCCGTATACGCTGTACAGGCGGGACACGCAAGCCCGCTTGAAATGCCCGTGTGAACCGGGGATCCGTGTACGTGTCGTTCATCGCCTGTGTGTACAGGGACATAACCTCCGGTTTGGTCATGTTCGCCGCGTTCATCAGCGCAAGCGTTATTTCTTCCACATCGGAGGTCACTTCCGCCATCACGGTTAATCGGTTGATACTGGATTGATTCAGTTCACCGATCTTTGCAATCTGTGCCGCAACTTTGCGGATAAACAACCGGTTCACTTCATCAAAACGGCTTTGAATCGTGTCAAGGGCCTTGTTGAGCTCTTTATCTGTCACTCTTCATCACCGCCGCCGTTGTCCGGGGGTGGAACCGGGTTGCTTGCCTGATTGTCAAGATCCGTCTGGGCCATCTGAGCGGATTGTACCTGCATCTGTTGCATCATCGCTTCCATGTTCTGCTCCAGAACACCATCTTGTATCGCTTTGATCGCCGCCTTGGCTTGTGGTTCGGTTTCACCCGTGTACCACTGGCGCATTTCTGCCCTGCTGATAATGCCCTGTGACATGAGCTCAAGCCGTTCGGACATTTCCTGCGCGCGATCGGTCAATATGGAATCATCCCATTCAAAGGACACTTCATATTCACCCTCCGGGGCAAGGCCGTAAATCGTTGCGTACTTGTCCATCGCCCGTACCACATCCCGCAAGCACCGTTCAAGAGCCGCTTGATTGTCGGCAATCGTCGCATATGTGCGTTGGCGTAATATGCGAAGTTCCGTAGCTGTACGGGCCTCCAGCGGGGCATCTGATAAGGTTCCTCGTGACAGTCCGGACAAATCCTCAATCATCATGAGTAACCTGTTAAGCCCGTTCAGAAGAGCCGAATCACGAATTGCCGGGCTGAATACGGAATAGTGATCTTCATCCAGATTCACACCACGGAAAAGCCGTTCATTCAGTTTCGGAAGCTCATACTTCACTTCACCATAGCCAGATTTTGCATCAGGCTTCTGGGGCCGGAGGGCCAGCGGATCAACGTCAATCGCAAGCTCGGAACCTTCAAATTCCCATAACAGGCGGGAATACTGCATATCTGCCTGTTTGATCACCTTGAGGGCCTTGTGGAAAACAGAAATGCCCATCGGGGAATCAACATCCACGTTATTAGCCGCCGCGACTTTGAACCACCCGAACATCTGACCGTCCGTCCCGTGGAGTGTAGCTTCTGGTTGCAGGTTCTTCCACTGATCCACAGCCGAAAGGGGGACTTCCTGTCCAACCTGATCCTTGAATTTGGACTTGAATACACGCTGTGTCACGTGTACGTCTTTCCCTTCCACTGTGTGACGTTCCAACCGGGTGTACGAGATATCACCGTCCTGATACACATCCCGGAAAATAACGTCTTTCAGATCCCCGTTTTCATCGAATGCAACGGGGTAAAGGCTCCAGTCCATTGTCCATCCGAAATAGATATGCCCGTCTTCCGTGTTCGGATAGGGGCGTACCGCCATGCCGCCAGCCGCACATCCCTGTTCGAGCTTTTTCCGCAATTCGGCCATGAGCTTTTCAAATTCCGCGCGGAGATACTCGGAACGGGGGTTGTCAACGGCTTCCGGGGTTTCTTCGTCATCCGGGCCTTTTTCCGGGGTCTTTCCGGTAATGTTCCATTGCATTTCAAGGGTAACTTGCCGCGCAATCTCTGAGGCAATCATAGCAGGGAGGTTCATGGATTTTACCGTATCATCATTCACCCACGAGGCTTGATTGCAATACGCCTTATACCACTCGTCAAGGGCGTTGATCATATCCACGGACAGGGGCGTTTCAATCTTCTCCACCTGTTCAATGGTCTTGAGCGGTAACATCTTTCTTATCACCTGCCTTATCATTGCCATAATCTTAGAAAACATCGCGTTGCACCTCCGCTTACTGTCCGCGCCGTTTCCACACGCGCTCCAGCGCGTAACGTACTGCGTCAATGCTGTGGTTATTTGCGTCCGGGTATCCGCTGATAACGTCCCCGTCCGCTGTCCGGTCATACTCGTAATGGGTAAATTCACGGGTTGTTTCCGGGCATCTTTCCGGGTCTATCACAATCGCCTTGAGCGACTGGAGCCATTTGATACCGTACCGTACACTGTCCGGGCCTTTTACGGCGGGTCTGCACATTGCGCCGTAATCCCTGTAGTCTGATACCGACTTAGGCTCGGCACTGTCCGCTGTGATTAAATCGGAACCGGTAACACCTTTTTGTGACTGCAAAGCTTCCCATGTTTCCCGGTTGCTTTGCTTATTCGCCCTGTACTCGTCAAAGATGTACAGGGTCAACCGTGCCGCGTCATAATGGCACTTCGTCCAATGAAACGGGTCTGGATACCAGCCCCAGTCAATGCCCATGAATATATGATCAAAGGTTGCAATCTGTTGATCCGTAATCGGCTCAATTTTCAGATTGTCAAACACTTCACCGCCTGTTCCGGTCACTTCCCCCAGATACTCATGCCGGTATGCTTTGGGGTTAATCAGCGCAAGCTCCAATGCATCATTGAAAAACTGCTGCCCCAACCATTCATCCGGCACGGTTCGATAATCGGACGAATGAACCAATGTGTCACGGTTAGGCCGCAACACTTCTTCATTCATGAAATTTGCCTGCGTTTCCGGGGGGTTGAATGACATGAAATTCCAGTACAGGGAGCCGCCGCGCCTTGCAGACTGCAAGACGGAACGGATCTCCTTCATACCGGAAAACTGATCTGCTTCTTCAAACCACGTTATACCGAAATACCCTTTCGGTGCCTTGATAGACTTGATTTTCATAGGGTCATCAAGGCCGCGAAAGAGTATCACTTGCCCGGTTTCTATTCGCTTTATCTGCATCGGGGAAACGCGGCAAGTAAATTCATCATTCAAGCCCAGCTTATCAATGGCAAACTGCATCTGCCCGAACACACTGTCACGCAAGGTTTTTGCGGTTTTACGCACAATCAGGGCGTTCACGTCCGGGTGTTCAAGCATCAGAATAGGAATAGCAAAACCGATGAAAGAAGACTTGAGGGAACCACGTCCGCCCTTCAAAATGTAATTGGAGTGTTCATGATTCACCACGTCTTCCAGCAACGGGTCATAGTTCGGGGCAATCAGATCCTCGATGAACACATCATTCATCCGTATCACCGTCCGGGTTGTTCAGCACTTCTGCAACCTTCCCGGCCACGGCTTCTCCGATCTGTTCAGCCGCTTCACCCGCCGCTTTCATCGCCTCGACTACCGCGAGCCTGTTTGCCGCCCGTGTAGCCGCATCCTCTTCGCTCTCGTCCTCGTGGGGCTTTTCTCCCCGGATGAGGTGTATCCGCACCCCACCGGAATGCTCCAGCGCGTCTGCATCTGCGGTCAGGGTCAATCCCTGCATGGCTTCCTTGTTTGCATCCTCCACACCGGCCATCCTGCACAGCCAGTCACGGGCTTCTTTGTCACCGTTCAAGGCTAATAGCATCTGGGTGTAAACAAGCTGTGCAATCAGGGGCGCACCGTCCTCCTGTAGCTGTGCCGTGCTGGTCAGCTTGAGAACGTCAAGAGACTTTGCACGGCCCTTGCTATTGAGATTCAGCACCGCCCGCACCGCTTCGCGGATATCCGCGTTTCTTTTCCGGGCCTTGTTAGCCGCCGCGTTACCTTTTCGCCGGATCTCCAGTTCTTCTTCCGGGGTCAGATTGCCGGAGCCGAGGGGTTTTAGGTTTTTATTCTGGGGACGTTCCTTTTTCTTTTCACCTTCCACACACCTCACCTCCCATCATGCCAAAAAATGAATTTACGCGGCTCCTGCTATGAAGCCGCGCATTTGTTATTAACCTGTGTGGGGTTTACTTCTTTTTCAGATACTTCTTTTCATATTCCTTCCACGCTTTGTCCTGTTTCTTCCGGGTTGCTTTAGGGGTCACATCTTCCCACTGTCCCGGTTGATCCATGAACCGAGCTTTGGCTTTCCGGGTATCCTGTGAATCCCGTTTCTTCTGGTCTGCGGTCTGGGCCTTCTTAGTTGCCATTGCTACCAACCTCCTATACTGGTACTATACTGTGAATCAATGATATCCGTCAAACATTTCATGAATGACCGTATGCCCGTTCTCATAGGTCACACCGAGAAACTTTGTTCGCATATTGCGTCCGAACAAAACCTCGCTTTCCTGTGCGTTTCTACGGGCCGCATACGCATTCGTTCCTCCGGGGGCATATAACCGCCGTTCATAGTAATACTGCTGTGACTGTGGCGCTCTGGGGTTTTTAAACGCATTCATTGACCGGTTAGCAGAGGTTGACGTGTATCCACGGGAAAAGCTCTGTGATCCGTTCAAACTTGCGTTCAACTGTGCAATTTGTGCGGGACCCATGTGCCGCGCGTTCGCAATCTCTCGCATCTGGGCATCCGTGAAACCAAACGCCCGTTGCAAGTTGCCAGCATTGCAAAACCGCAAATAATACGCATCATTCTGCGTTTTATGCGTCCTTACAGCCCGATCAAGGGTTTGCACCGTCTTCACGTCCTTACTGCCAACACGGTTAGGG